GAGGTGACCGTAGTCCCGGGATGGGTCTCGGCAAACTTGTCAAACAGGATGGTCGAGCAGCCATTGCCGGCCCAGGCTTCGTCGTGGTTGCCCTCGAGCGTGCCGGTTTCCAAGATGTTAACCGGCCGGTCAAAGGTTTCCAGGTGCTGGAACATCTGGCGGAACGTATCGGCCCGGTACATGCCCTTCCAGACATTCAATTTGGGCGCGGCAAACCCTTCAAACCACTTCCAGAATACGACGCTGGTCATAAAATCTCCGAGACCCGGATCGGGTCATCCGGTTTGTCGACCATGGTGCCGCAATACGGGCAGGCCACAAAGCTCTTGTCCAGATCATGCGCGCAATTCAAGCATCGGGGCGGCGGCAATGGCTCCTTGCCAGCGTTTTCCATCGGGTGGCGGCGGGTTTGTTCCTCGCCGATAAACCCATCATCGTAATACAGCACCCGGCCGGTGCCGGCGCAGCGGCGGCAGCCAAACGCAACCCCGTTGCAATCCGGGCAGACACCCCATTGGCTGTGCTGCCACGGACTGCCGATCTTTTGCCCCATGATTTCGATGTGTTCGTTGCCCTCGGCAAAATGCTTGCAGCCGAAATCGGCCGGGGTCTCAGTAGCCAAGACCTCGCAGGTGCCCTTGCCGTCGGGCGATTTGAAATTGATGATTCGGGAGCCGTCGGCGTAGTCAGTGACGCGCTGGGTCAGCCACTTCCGACAGTTGGCGCATTCCATGCGATGATCCCAATAGCATCGCCAAGCCTGCATGTGGATGCGGGAGCGCAACCGCCATTCTTTCTCTTGCCGCTCAGCTTCCTGTTCATACGGCCGACAGGGTTTTTTTACACAGTCCAAGCATATTAAAGCCATACAATTCCGGCAGATATCCACATGATCCATCATCACGCGGCGGCTGGCAAAATCGGAGATTTTTTGGCAGTGCTTGCAGGTCGAGGAATGCGACTCGACTTCGCCAAAGACGGGATCAAAATAAAAATTGATCCCGCCCGGATTGATTTGCAGTTTCCCCATCGGACCTTAGCGCTCGACGAACGAGATCGATCCCAAAGCCGAAGCGGTGAAGCCACCGGAAACCGACGACACGCGAAGCCCAATGCCAACGCCCGCTGTGGCTGGGATCAGAATGTTGTCGCCGTCATCGAGCGCGCGCCAGCGGTAGGAACCGCGCTGGTTGATGCCCCATTGTTTCAGCGACAGACCGTTGCCCGCCGTGGTGTAGGTCGGTTCCGCGGTAGCCGCGTTGTCGAACAGCGAGGTGGCGCCGGTGACATCGGCAATATCCAGCAGCGAGGCCGCGACCGTGGAGCCCGCCAAGGTCGGCGTGGCCGCCCGCGACAAGTCCCACTGCATCGAGGCGTCCGTGGACGCATAGGTGCCCATCTGACCCATTTCAATTTCGTACAGCATGGCCCGATGGGTGCCGACCGACCACAAGAAGCCGGCCGTCTTCAGCGCCGAGCCGACGCTGTTATAAAGTACCGGTGCGCCAAAGTTAGACATTGTTAAAGTCCCCTCTCAAAAGATGATTCTATCTATCACAAACTGCTTTAGTTTTCACGCTAGAATGTAGGTGATATGGCCCCCTACCGGGACGTTCGACGACAAGTTGATAATCAGGTTGTCCAAGGCCAAAGTCTCAAACCAACCCAATGGGTTATATGGCAGGATGTAGCCGCCATTCTGGGCCAGATACGCCAACCCTGTTAGATCCGCCCCCGATGAGGTCTGCCACTTCACATTCACCACATTCGAGGCAATCACGTTCGCCGACATCACCCGTAATTTCTGCCTCGGATCCGCCGAGGTCTGGGTATTGGTCACCACCGTGGTCGCCCCAGTGCTACTGGCCACCACCGCGGCAAATAACGGAGACCCCAGATCGCCCGAGCCCGAAATCAAGCTCATTGGCTATCCCACCGGCGCGGCCATCACCGCATGCAACTGCGCCGCCTTTTGTTCGTAGGTCGCCTTGATAAAATCAGACCGCGCTTTGGCGTCTTCAGCGGCTTTCTTGGCCACTTCCGCCGCGGCTGCCTTGGCCGTCAAATCGGATTGTTGCGCCGAGACCCGGGCGCTGGCTGCCGTCAATTCATTGCGAATTCGGTCGGCCTCGGTCTTTTGCGTTGCCGCATAGGCATCGGCTTCCGCCTTGGCGGCCTGGGCCTGGCCCATGAGATTGGCGTGGGTGGATTGCGCCTGCGATAGGACGCCCGCGGCTTGCGCGTTGGCATCCTCCAGCACGGCCTTGGCATTGGCCTGGGCATTGGCGAGGGTCTTTTGCGCTTTATCGAGCGCCGCTTTAGCCAACGCCTGGCTGGCATCCGCCTCGGCTTTGGCCCCCAAAATGTCGTTGCCCAGTTTTAATTGTGCTAAAGCTGCTAAAGTGGCATTCTTGGCCGCCTCGAACGCTTTCATGCGCTGTAAAAAGTAGTCGCCACCGGAATAGATCGCGACCAGATCGTCCGGGATCTGCCCCGTCCCGCCGCCTGAACTGATGTCGCTGCCGGAAATCGCCATGGTTTACGATCCCGGATAATTGGCCTGAATGAAGGTCGCGACCACGAACGCTGTCGAGCTCGATGACACAATATTGACCCGAATGGCGCGTACAGGTGCAGCAATGGTCCCCGTGGTGGAGATGGTCTGCCCGGTGATGGCGCTCTGAAACCAGGTCGCTGCCCCTGCCGTGGTGGCATTGGACAGTGAATTGTTCAGCGTGTTGGTGGTGGTATTGGCCGCCAGATCAATGTTGTCCAGCGTGTATTCGACGTTATAGGTCGGCGCGCCGGTCGCCACCGCCTGAATCGCAATCGAAAACGGCGATTGCATCCAGTCCGGAAACCAGATTGCCGAAGTGCCGGTTTGATTTTGGCTTAAGATGGTCGGCATTCCCATGCGCTGGTTCCTACTTCCTGCGCGGCGCCCGATCCGCCCGTGGGGTGATAGGCCCGCCGTCCATTTTGCCGACCTTGATGCCGGGATATTTTGCCTTGACCTTGGCCCGGATCTTGGCTTTCAGCGCCGGTCCCGCATGTTGCGAGGCTCGGGCCAACGCATTCCGAGCATGCGAGGCGTCTTCGATCGGATAGGAACGGTCAGGGCCGGCAAAGTTTTTGGTTGGAATTGCCTTGCGGGCCTTGGCCGTCAGTTTTGCCATCAGTCCGGAGTCCCACCATAGGTGTCGGTGGGTGAGGACGAGCCGTCGACACCATGGCCGCCACCGTGGGCGGTTGACAGCGGCGATCGGTTCGCCCCCACCGCGCCCCCGCGCTTGCGGCCCGGACGATCCAGCCGCGCTTTCACGCCGCCACCCGTCATCAGGCCGATCACCTTGCCGCCAGTCTTTTTCTTGATCTTGCCGCCATTCTTGCGGGCTTTCTCGTGGCCGGTTTCTTCACCGTCCTTGTCGTCATGGGCCTCTTCCAGCACATCGGGGTTGCCACTGACAACCATGCCGACCCGGCCGCCCTTCTTGCGGTGATGCTTCTTGTGCTCTTCCTCGTCGTGGTGCTTGGAATGGTGCTTTGCCATCAAAAGGCCTCCTTTAAGCCTGCGTAACGCCGAACAGCGACGTGGTCGATATGGGTGTGGCGCCGATCAGATTATACAAGGGCGTATTCATGATCACCGTCAGTCGCCGTGCCCCGTTGGTCGAGGCCACGGTGGCCACCGCCAAGGTCGAGGCATTGATGCAGCCGCGAACGTCCGCCGTGGTGGCCGTCGAGGTCGTGCCCAAGGCAGCGGTCCAGCCGGCATTGGTGTTGGCGTAGCCGCCATTCCAGCAGATTTCGAGCGGCTCCCAGAGGTCAGACCGCAACGGCAGTCCAAAGATATCGGAGACCCCGAAGGTGACGTTGGAGGGCGCGCCCACCGTGGTACCCGGCGTGGTCACCACAATGCTGTTGATGTATTTGAATGCCTTCTTGCCCGCCACGCTGGTGGTGCCCGAAGCCGTCAGCAATTCCGTCATCGGAACGCCGTAAATATCGGCTCCACTGACGGTAAAGGTGCCCGTCCCTGCCGTGGAGGCGGCAGCTTGCACCGTCACCGTTCGGGTCAGGGCCTGCTTGGCATCGAACATCAGGCCAAAACCGGCCGACTTGTAAGGCTCGACCGCGGTCGGCGTGACTGCACTAGGCCCGAACTGGGTCGCGGGCGGCAGGAATTGGTTGTAGAGATTGGCCTGGCCGATCGGCACGTTGTTCAGCGCGGTCTGCGCATTCGGCGAGATGGTGATGACCGTGGTATTGGTCGATTTGGTCTGGATCTGCGTGAACAGGCCGACATTGGTGGTACCGCCGACACCGGGGATGAAAACCCATTGCCCGACAGTGAACATGCCATTGTCGACCACCGTCACCGTGGAGCTATTCGCCGCCGTGGTGCCCGTGGTAAAGCCGAAATCAATCGCCGAGGCGGTGACCACCGCCCCAGTCGAGAAGTTGATATAGGGAACGCCCGGGCAAAACACCGGTACGCCCGCCGCCGTGCCCGCCTGCGCCGTCACCAGCGCAATCGCCACCCCCGCCGTGGTGGACGGCGCCTGCGCCGCCGCAATCATGGTCGAGGAAATCGTTGACGGGATGTTGTCAATCACGGTCACGGTCTGCGAGCAGAAATAGCCCTTGATCGCACCAGCCGATTGCGAGTCTTTGTTGGCGGTAAAGCGAGGATCGGTGAAGGCATCGCCCTGGTAGGACAGGGAGGGGCCGTCAAACGGCTCCACCCTAGCGTCCATGCCAGAGCCTACACTGATTAATGGTCCGCGGTTGAGGGTCTCAGCCATGTTTTAGATCTCCAATTCAGCCAAGACTTACGACGTTGGAAATTCGCCCCAGGCTGCCCTTGGATCGTTGATTCCAAAGGAATATCTCTCGTATGCTTTGACCAATAAGTTGTCCGTGATGTTGTCCACCCACAGATCGGACTCATAAGGGATGCGTAACATATGAATTAAACCTTCGATGTTTGTAGTCAGAAACCATGCGAAGTTTGAGGTGAGGAAATCCAAAACAATGAATCCCTCGGGCAGACCGCCCGACAGCGACAGGATCGCATTGACATCGTTGTCGGCGGTGCCGGGCCGCAGCTCGGTCTTGCACAGCCGGATGGCAATGGCTTCCAGGTTGGGCGGTACCACCAGCTTGCGGGCGCGCGACAGAATGCGCAGGCCGCGTTCGTTGACGAACTGGACACGGACGTTGGTCATGTCCGCCAGCAAGGTCGATTCATTCAACGATTTTGGCGTGGTCGAGGTATTGGCCCAGGTGCCGTTGTCATAGGGATGGGTGGTGGCGAAGAATGCCACACCATCGCCCACTTGCTGGGCATTATAGGTGGTGCCGAGGTTAAAGATGTTGGCGGCTTGGATTTCCTTGAACTGCGCAAAGGCTTCTTGCAGTTTCAGGTTGGTCGGGTTGAATTGCGACTTGTAGAGATTGTCATCGATGGCTTTTCTAGTAATCGCGTATCCGAGCGCCACCTCGATATGGATGAACGCCCAAGTATAACGCTCACCCGCGGCATTGTCGAACTGGGTCGCCGCGCCCTCGTCCTTGAGATACGGCAGCGCCACAAACGCCATCTGGGTGGAACGCTCCACCGCCATCGACGATTTGTGGGTTCTAAAAACCTTGTCCCACTGCCGCGGGATCATGTCATAGGAGCCACGGACATCGAACAGGCCCGGCAGCAGCTCGGAACGAATATTAGCTAAAGAAACCGGCATCGAAGGCCCCCTTTAGGACACGTTCAATTACGCGATGGTGGTCGCGTTACGGAACCGCTGGTTGTTGAAGGAAACGATGACCCAGTTGTAGCTCGTGGTCGTGTCCGACCCGTTGCCGACGCCTGGATACATCGAATAGACTTGGAATGGGGCCACGCCGCCGGTGGTCA